ATCCAATCGTCGACGAAGGTCGATACAAGGGGGTAGTAGGGGTCGGTGGCCTTTTGCTTGCAAAGGTTCCAGAAGAGATTGCGCAGCAACGTCAAGCTTACATGACAAGACAACATGAAGCTAGAAACGAAGCAGTAGAAAACGATCTTATGAAGGAGCAGGATAAGAGGATGCCAATCAATATTGAAAGGCAGTCTCGTGTAACCTTCGGTGGTACAAAGAAGTAATTTTATTTCTACGGCGCAACGCCTATCATCGATTTTAATTAACCGTTTACAATTAAAAACTGTAAACACAAGGAGTAAGTACTATGGCAAATAGAAACACGCAAGGTATTGGACTTCAACCTTCTGGTGTAATGGGTAACGAACCCGCAACACAAGGTCAGTCTAAATATCACATTGATGCGGGTGACGCTACTGCGATTTATAATGGAGAAGCTGTTAAGATAACAGCTGGCTACATTACAACAGGAGCAGCCAACATCACTACAGCCACTCTTGGAACTTTAAATGGTGTATTTTACAACGCTACTTCAACGAAGAAGCCGACATGGAATACCTATTATCCAGGTGGTATTACTCCAGCAGATAGTGAAGATGTAACAGCATTTGTATGCGATGATCCTATGGGACTCTGGATTGGAAACTTTGATGCAGCTCTTGGCGCTAATACGCCAGCAGCGATCGTAGCGACAATCGGACTAACAGCAGGAACAGGAACTTCCTCAGGAAGTACCATCAATGGCAGATCAGATGTAACGTTAACTCAAGGCACTATCGCCGCAACAGCCAATTCTTGGAGAGTTTTACGGGTTGTAGAAGACCCTGATAACAAAGACATGACAGCAGCATTCTGCTCTGTAGTCGTTGTTCAGAACTTAAACCAAATAATTGATTCAGCGGCATAATAGGAGCATATAGACATGGCAATATCACGAGCACAACTAGTCAAAGAACTAGAACCAGGCCTGAATGCACTATTTGGGCTGGAATACAAAAGGTATGAAAATCAGCACGCTGAGATTTATGCCCAGGAGTCATCTGACAGAGCTTTTGAAGAAGAAGTAATGTTAAGTGGTTTCGCAAACGCAGATGTAAAAGCAGAAGGGCAAGGCATCAATTACGATGAAGCTCAAGAAACTTTTACAGCACGTTACACTAATGAGACTATCGCTCTAGCATTTGCGATAACAGAAGAAGCTATCGAAGATAACCTCTACGATAGAATCGCTTCTCGTTATACAAAAGCTTTAGCTAGATCTATGAGTAATGCTAAAGAAGTTAAATCAGTCAATCCATTAATTAATGGTCTACCAGGTGGTAGCTTTAATACTGGTGACGGTGTAACTTTACTTAATGCATCTCACCCAACAATTGCAGGTACGTTTTCAAACACGCTTGCAACTGCGGCAGATCTAAACGAAACATCATTGGAGCAGTCTGTTATAGACATCGCTGCAATGACGGACGAAAGAGGTCTTAGAATTGCAGCAAGACCGACGAAAATGATTATACCGTCGGCTCTACAATTCACTGCTGAGAGATTGATGAAATCTCAAGGTAGAGTGGGAACAGCTGATAATGATATCAATGCAATCAAATCAATGGGTTCAATCCCTCAAGGTTATAGAGTTAATAACTTTTTAACTGATACTGATGCATTCTACATCATTACAGACGTACCTAATGGTATGAAAATGTTCAATCGTGCACCATTGACAACTGCAATGGAAGGCGACTTCGATACTGGAAACGTTAGATACAAAGCTAGAGAAAGATACAGCTTCGGCTGTTCTGACCCTAGAGGTATCTTCGGATCACCAGGAGCGTAACAACATTAGAAATGGGGCGGCCTTAAAACCGCCTCATTTCGAGTATAAAGATAGAAATTAGACCTATGAAAAACTTCAGAGTACAAATCAGATATCACGGCTACTATGCTGACTTCACCGTTATGGCTGAAGACACTGTAGAAAGTATCGAAAACTCTATCCTTGACAAACTAGGAAAAAATGAGGTATTGTTCGAGTCTGATGGATTTACCAATAAAAAAGGTAAATGGATAACTTATGAGGAAGTTATATATGACTCAAGACCTATACAAACAGAAGAAGTCCTTGGAGTTAAATTGGGAACAAGAGTATAACGAATCGGGTAGATATACTCTGAACATGGTAAAGATCGATGACAAAATTAGAGAAATTGTCACTGAGATCAAATTAGAAGAAGCTAAAATTGCTCACCGTGTTAATAAGATCGAAGACTCAAAGGCACAAGTTTCCGTAGCTACTTAGTCTAAAAAGCTACATTCTGGAAAACGCATCCAAATCACATAATCTCTTGCGCTCTATTCAAAAAAGAGCTATAGATTAATCAGTATACAATTATTAAAGAATGCTGACGAGTATACTCGACGGCCTAGAGACAGCATTCATTAACTAGGAGGATTATAATCATGGCAACAACTACATTTTCAGGACCAATCTTAGCTGGTACTATTAAAAATACTACTGGTACTACTGTTGGAACTGATATTAAAAATACAGGTCAAGTCGTAATGGCTCAAACCCATTTGATTAGCCTGGCAGGTGGAGCAATTGCTGCAGGAGCAACTAATATAGTTATTCCAGCAAACTCACAGATCGTAGACGTAGTTCTTGATGCTGTAGTAGCTTCAAGTGGTGCAACAAACATTAGTATCGGTGATACTGTGGGTGGTGCTACTTCAATACTAAATACATTTGGTATCACAACTGCTATTGGGAGATATTACCCAACAACTGAAGCAGGTGGAACATTGGCTTGGTCTGACACTGGAACTGCCGATATAAAATTAACTGTAACAAACTCAGCTGCAACTGGAGCTGGATCGTTAAGAGTTACAATTTTATACCAACAAAATAATAACTTAAGCTAATAATATTTGTGAGGTCCTTCGGGACCTTGCAACTTATTACTTAATAATTTATAAGGATAAAATATGGCAAACATTGTACCAGATAGTTTTAAAGCCGAATTGTTATGTGGTTCGCATAATTTTGAATTTGGAGTAAGTGCACAAGTATTTAAACTTGCGCTTTATACTTCTATTTCAAGTTATTCAACTGCATCAACTACGTATTTAGCTGGAACAGGAAACGGAGAAGTAAGTTCTGTCGGAACTAGTTATGCTGCGGGTGGAAATGCAGTAAGTTTAGCTTCTACTAGCGGAACAGTTATAGGAAGTAACACAGCAATTGTAGATTACGCAAATCTAACATTTTCAAGTGTTTCATTAACTGCTGCTGGAGCTGCTATTTATAATACAAGCACAACCCCTGCTAACATGTTAATATTAGTTTTAGACTTTGGTGGCGATAAAACCGCTACTTCAGGAGACTTCACGATTCAGTTCCCTGCTAACACAGCAACTGATGCGATAATCAGATTAGGAGACTAGTATGAATGCAACAGATGTAAAATCATCAACAGTCGTAGCTTCTGGAAGAATAGAGAAATATACTGGAAGTGGGACATACATAGCTAGAGCAAGGATTAAAGCAATTAGTGCGAATCCAAGTGCTGCTGCTGGAGTTGTTAAACTTTATAACGGCACCGCGGTAGTAGCAGCTAACATTGTCTTCCAAGCAAAATTTGGAAGCGGAGCTGGAGCTGGCGTTTTAGATGTATTACTTCCTGAAAATGGAATCTTATGTCCAGACGGCATTTATGCGGATCTAACAAATTGTGATTCCTGTACTGTAGTATGGCAATCGTAGGGGGTATTAAATGCCTAATACGACTTCAGACAACTACACGTTTGGAAAAACATTTACTATTGCAGATATCGTAGAAGAAGCTTTTGAGCGTATAGGCTTTCCTAACGTTTCAGGTTATCAACTAAGAGCGGCAAGAAGATCACTCAACATTCTTTTTCAAGAATGGGGTAATCGAGGACTGCACTATTGGGAAGTAGGAACTTTAAATCTTACTTTAACTCAAGGTGATAAGGAATTTATTTTCTATAGATATCCTTCTGATTTTCCTACAACAGGAGCAGCAGCTTTACAAAAATCTAATGGCCTTGATACAACTCTTTCTGCCGCTATTGTAAGCACTACAGCAACAACAGGAATTACTTTAGCTTCGGTTACTGGAATGAATAATTCTGGAACGATTAGAGTAGGCACTGAAGATATTACTTATGTAGGTTTTGATGGAACTGAGCTTACAGGAGTAGTACGAGGAGCGCATTCTACAACAGCAGCAACTCATTTAATTAATGTAGCAGCTACTAATTATGTTCCAGGTTTCTCGGACATTGAGCAATGTTCATTAAGAACGAACATGGGAGCTAACAATCAATCTGATGCAGCGTTAGGTAAAGTAGATCGTTCGACTTATTCAGGTTACGCTAATAAAGAATCAGAAGGCACTCCAAGTAATTACTGGGTTCAAAGATTTATAGACAAAGTAACGATGACTATTTACCCAACACCTGATGCAAGTAATGCAGGAAAAAATTTACATATCTTTTTTGTTAAAAGAATTCAAGATGCAGGAACATATTCAAATGCAACAGATGTACCTAATCGTTTCATCCCTTGTATGGTTTCGGGATTAGCTTATTACTTATCTCAAAAATATAGAATGGAAAAAACTCAAGCTTTTAAACTTTTATATGAAGATGAATTAGCAAGAGCATTACAGGAGGATGGATCAGCGGCTAGTACGTATATTACGCCTAAAGCTTATTATCCAAATATATAATGCCAAAATATGCATCAGGAAAACACGCACTAGCTATTTCAGACCGATCAGGTTTACAATTTCCGTGGAAAGAAATGGTAACGGAATGGACTGGAGCTTTTGTTCATATTTCTGAATTTGAACCTAAACAACCTCAACTTAGACCTAAAACGTTAAGCGCTGATTCTATTTCTTTATCTAAAGTAAGACCATCGCGAGAAGGTTTCCCTACACCTACCATTTTACCTAATGATCCTTTTACAACTACAGTAGGAACCACAGTAACTGTAACTCAACCTGATCATAATTTTAAAGATGGAGATGCAATAAGATTTAGAGAAGTTCAAGACATTGTAGGAGGGGTGGCTATTTCTACTATGGAATTAGAAACAACTTTAGCTGTAGCTGCTAGTTCAACTGATTTAACAATAACTTTAACAGACTCTTCTCAGTTTCCTTCTTCAGGTTATATTTATGTACAAACAAAACCTGATAAAGATTCAGAAGGATATCCTTTAGCTACACAAAATACTTTTTCAAGAAGTGAAGTTATTAAATACACAGCTAATAATACAGCTACAGGAGTTCTTTCTGGTTTAACTAGAGGTTCGTCTGCTCCTCTTTATGGTTTGACTTATCAAGCTAGTACAAAAAATGCTCATAATGTTGGAGATCCTATTTTTGGATCATACAGTATTACTAGAGTTACCACTACTCAAACCAATCCACCAGGAATACCAGCTACGGTTATTAGTAATCAATATACTTTTTCGTTGGTAAATGCAGCGAGTAGTGCTACAAGTGGGGGTGGGTTTCCTGCTTTTGCTGGACCTGTAGGAGATAGACCATAATGGCATATACATACGCAAATTTAAAAACAGATTTAAGAAGCTACACAGAAGTTGATAGTACAGTATTAACAGATGCTATTTGTACAACGATAACTAAGAATGCAGAAAACAGAATTTATAGAGAAGCAGATAATGATGACAATAGATTTTATGCTACTTCTAACTTAACGATTGGTAATAGATATGTAACAATTCCAACAGATCTCAGAATCATTAGATATGCACAGCTTACTAATGATAATGTAACTCCTAATGTTCATGTTTATTTGGAAAGAAAAGACACTTCTTTTATGACAGAATACTACGATACGCCTTCAACAGCTTCAGGACTACCTAAATATTATGCTAATTGGGATGCTCAATTTTGGCTAGTAGCTCCTACACCAGATAGAGCTTATGAAATCACTCTAGCCTATATTAAACAACCTTCTAGTATTACAGCTTCAGATTCCACAACAACTTATTTAAGTAATAAATATCAGGATTTACTTTTATATGCTGCTCTGTTAGAAGCATATGGATACTTGAAAGGTCCTGCAAATATGATACAGTATTACCAGCAGTCATATCAGCAGGCTCTACAATCGTACGCGATCGAACAACAAGGTCGTAGACGCAGAGACGAATATCAAGATGGTGTTATTCGAACTCCTCTTAAATCAGAACCACCAACACAGGATTAAAAATGGCATTTGTAATAAATGATAGAGTAAAAGAAACCAGCACTACATCAGGCACAGGTACATTCACCTTGGATGGTGCAACGACTGGTTTTGAAACATTTTCTTCAGCAATTGGAAATGCTAATACTACTTACTATACAATACATACTCAAAACGCAGCAGAATTTGAAGTTGGGATTGGAACGGTAGGCGCTGGAACATTAGCTAGAGATACAGTTATCTCAAGTTCTAATAGTGATGCTGCGGTAGATTTTTCTGCAGCAACAACAAAAGATGTATTTTGTACAATGCCTGCTAGTAAAGTTGCATACATCGATGATACCGATCAAACTATTAATGCAGCAGGAAAAGGATTTGCTTTGGCAGTAGCCATAGCATTATAAGGAGAAACATATGGCGCAAAATTTTCGAAGATATACTTCAAATGCAGTAGGAACATCGCCAGCGGCAGTTTATACCGCTAATTCCTATGACGCAATTGTAGGTATTTCTTTATCGAATATACTTGGCACAGCCATCACTGTGAGTTGTTATATTAACGACGGATCTAATAATATATATCTTGTAAAAGATGCCCCTATACCAACAGGCGGAGCTTTACAAGTTTTGGACGGCGGAGCAAAATTCGTTGTTCAAAATTTAGATGTATTATCGGTTGTCAGTTCGGATGCTTCTTCATGTGATGTTTATGTAAGTGCGGTTGATGCAATTAGCACATAAGGATATTAAAGTATGGGATACATTGGAACACCACCTGCAAGTGCAGCGTTAACTTCCGCCGATTTAGAAGATGGAATTGTTACAGCTGCTAAAATTGCAACCGATGCTGTTGAAACAGTAAAGGTTAAAGATTTAAATATCTCCACAGGGAAACTTGCGGCGGACGCGGTTACTAATGCCAAAACTGAATTTACTCCTGGTCTAACGATTAAAGGAGATGGAGCTTCTGCTGATGGTAAAATAACTTTAAACTGTTCACAGAACTCTCATGGAGTTTCTATTCAAG